TCCTTCTCCTACTCCAACGGCTTCATTCATCTCGTTTATTCTATCAACGATCTGTCCTCTTATCTCTTCCGGCATGCCTATTATGGCATTAAGGATTTCATTACTCGTTTCCATCCCTAATAAACCAAGTTGGTCTATAATAGCATCAATGCCTGTTTGGCCAAGGTCGGGGCTTTCTGCAACATTTATATCAACAGCTCCAGCTCCAGGGCCTTGTTGAGCTGGAGATGGAGTTACAGGTAGTCCTATGTCATCTACAGCAGAGTCAATTGTTGTTGGAACTCTGTCAGGGATCGCTTGGGAAACTCTGACATCTTCAGGAATTGCTGCACGTTCTTCTGGGATTTGGGGCGAGCTGCCACCTAAGATTTGTATGAGCCGAGCTATTACACTCGGATCAGTTGCTATATTCTGAAGCCCCTCGAAACCTTTAGTGAGATCTTCTTTAATAGGGGCCATTCGCTTCACATAATCTGGGTTGAGGGATGTGGCCCTACGAAATATCTGTTGTGCAAGAGGGTCGCGCGATTCTTTTACAAGAGGGTTCACTAGATGTTCTTTTGCTCCTCTACCTGCTGCATACACACCCCCACCCAACAATTTGCCAAAGTCTTCGTAAGCTTGTGCAGCAAGTGATGTAAGACCTCTGTTGTCCTGATCTTGATTCATTAGGTCTGGTACTGTTGAAGGATCAATCTCTGGTGGTGTTTTAGGTGTTGCTCCTCTTGGTGATGCTTCTGGTCTCTGGACTCTAGGTGTAGTTTTAGCTCCACCCTGACCCATTAGATCTACTTCTAATCCTGACGGGGAAGGTTTTCGGATACCAGGAGTAAGAGGAGGAGGAGGAGGACGTCGTCTACCCACTGGCATAGGTCCACCCACCGGCAAAGCTTCATTAGGAAGTACATCTATTTCTGGTGCTGGTCCTGTAATGTCAGGACGACTAGCAGCAAGAGCATTTGCATGGGCGGCAATATTGTTATTGCCAAATCCAAAGAACTTCTTCAAAGCCGCTAAATCTTCAGCAGGCAAATCACCTGGAAGTCCTCCAGCGGTTCCCTCAATGTCCGCTAGTGAATAATTCAATCCATTTGCCATGATCTAACGCCCTGAATCATGTTTGCCACCACCACCGTTGCCAGAAGCATCAGTAGGATATGAGGCAGGATCACGCTTTGCAGTTGCACCACTAGGGATAACTTCTGCATTAAGAGTACTAACATCGGCAGCAGTAGCGGCACGAGAAGTTTCTGCTGTTGCATCATCCTTGTCACTATCAAGAACGAGGCCCATGATTTCTTTAGCAGCAATTGTACGAACACCACCTTGAACATTGGCGGTCGTATCGGCTTCAGCCGTCAACTGGCTGATAGTAACACTAGCTGTGTCACTAGGAGTATTCTCTGCAAGAGCGGTGAATAGAATTTCACCAACTTCACGCATTCCCTTCTTACGAAGAAGGCGCATTAGATGATAACGATTTGGAGAGCGTCCACTTAGGAATTCGTAGGTTGCATTAGAATCACCAGGCCCATAGGACGATGATTCCCAAAACTCTGCGCTAGTAGCCATAACTCTTGTCTCCACTCAGTTGTTTTGTCAGTGGCTATACAGTTTGTGTGTCTTATATGTATTAGTATCGTTTCCCCGCCTAGATGACGATTGATTCTACACCACTATTAATATCCTGTCAACGGGCAACGCAGTTGCCCGACAGCATCCTCTATCGCGTAATGTTGTTTTAAATTATTTCTATTGGCACACAAAAATATATATTACCTCCCCTAATCGTTATGCGCCCCCCTCGTTTGTAAAAGGGGGTGATGATAGATCTTACTATATGTTGTGGCGAAAAAGAAAAAAGACCATGTTTTTAAAAGGCGGGGGAGTTTAACTCATCAACGTTACTCCCCGCCTCCCTTCATTACATGCTGCACGTATGCCCTTCGTTTGCTTCTATGTTATGTGTGTTCGCGTAGAAAGAAAGACGGGCACAACACACTGGACTTTAGGAGTTCCAATCATGACCACGTTTAGTAATCTCATCGCCCACGCCATCTTCCCTCGCAACGGTGGTTACGTCCCCGCCATCAAGTTCTCCAACGGCAACTTGGCAGTCTCCACCAAGACGTTCAAGACCAAGAACGGAGCTGTCAGCCTCGTCAAGCGCGTGACCGAGATCTGCGGAGACAAGTTCACCCGCGAGGGCAATGATCTCCCTTGGGAGACTACCAACCCCGAGACGGGTGAAGTTACCGTCCACTTCCGGCACGAAGTCGGAGATGCGAACGCCATCTAGTAATCCTCGCAACCAACAGCTAAGTGGGAGCAGAACGCTCCCACTTCGCACTTAGCAGTGGGACTTGCACCCTTGTCTTAGCCTGTGTGTCATTAACAACGCTAAACTGTCCAGTAACAACACTTTAACGTCACATAAGGAGGGTTAGTGGCTATTATTAATCCCCAACATAAACCCTAACAACATCAACAAGGTACAAGATGTGGTACATCACGTATAAGCGTATCAACCTCAACACAGACATCAGTTTTTGGCCTGAGTCCTTGTCTTCGGGCCTTGATTGCGGTGGTAAAAGCCCCTGGCTGATACGCTTGGTGCTGTCTGCTTCTGTGTGCTGGTGTGTGTTTTGTGGGTTTAATAGGAGTAAAGAGATGAAATTTAGAGGTGAATGGCACTTTCTAAGTAATATGTTCCCATGCTTAGTGACATGGGATGATGGATTGGTTTACAAGAGCAGTGAAACAATCTACCAGATGATGAAATGTGAGGACAGAGAAGAGAGAAAGAGATTCCTCAACATGGATGGATATCAAGCCAAGAAAGCAGGACGCCATGTAATACTATCACGGAGTTGGAATGAGATTAAGGATGCCGTGATGTGGCAAGTGTTAATGGCTAAGTTTGATGACAAGATGTTAGGCAGTATGTTAATTGATACTGGTAACATCGAGTTAATTGAAGATAACCATTGGGGTGATACCTATTGGGGACGCTGTAATGGTAAGGGCCAGAACAAGCTTGGCATCATGTTAATGGAAGTGAGAGAGGAGTTAGCGAAATGAATAGTTATCTCAAGATTAGATTTACATGTCCCGAGTGCTTAGACCCAAGAAATGAAGGAGGCAAAGTGGAGACTGTTAGGTTTATACGTGACATCTTTGGCATAGGATTAAAGGAAGCCAAGGATATAGCCGAAGCAGCAATTCAGTCGCAAATCGAGTTGCACATGACGTTCGAACAGTTTGGACGTTGGACTTACTACTCACGATTCGTCGATAGGTACGGCGATGACTATTGGTTGTTCTCATTCCTTAAGGTTGAGTTAATCGACAACCAATCGGACATCTATGATATGAGGGATTATAGATTAAAGTAATACACAAACGTAATAATGGAGATGTTGTAATGGTTAAGCTCGACAAGGTTACTCGCCCTAAGTACAATCGTGACGGCCCAATGGACATCATTGGTAATGTCTTAGTTGAAGTAGTTAAAGTGCATGATACTCCTATTGTCAGAGGAGAGATGACTGTAGGACAACGAGTAGATGCCATGATTAAGACATACACTGATGAAGGCAGCATAGCACGTAAGATCACCGTACATCTTGATGAGGAGAGAGACTAATGTCCTCGGTTGTGGGTGGTAAAATCTTTTTGGTGTTTATAAGGAGTCAGACTCATGGGAAACAAGCTTTGCCCTTACATAAGCACGGAGGAAGTTATGTCTTACCTAGCAGAGTATGACGAATTGGGATTTGAGGAACTACCGGAATGGTTGCGACATGAGATAAGAAGTCGTGATCTACCAATTCCAAGGCGAGAACCCACTGAGTTAGAAATGTGGGAAGCAGAAAAAGATGCCAAAGAACATAGAATACTACACAACGAACTCACAATCGAGGACATAAAAGGCAAATACATGAGACAACAACCATTAACAATCTTTACTTAACACAAGGAGACACAACATGTTTGACCTGAACCAATTCCTAACTGATATAGTCGTCGAAGAAGATGATGAAAAGCTCGTCAGAGCAAAAGAAATTGTAATACTCACGGAACTAAATTGCGAGGACGCATGGCTCGCAAGAGGAGAGCACTATGGAAGTGCTGGAGCAATGGAACGGCAGCTCATCTATCTTGGAGAGGATTTACTGCCTAGTGCAGAACGTAAGCTGCAACGTATGGCGAGTAAAGGCGTCATAGGTGAGTCATACACACAAGATACATGGTTTGGAACGTCCAACGCGGATGATCCACACATCAATGATGAAATAGCATTCGACCAGCAACTCGAGGATCAACAAAACTTTGTTGATGGACTCAAGAATCGCATGAGGACAGCAGCAATTATATTTGTTACCCGGGTACGCGCACATGATGATATAAGTAAAATACTCGATCAGTTAACGTATGGTGGAATCAAGGCTAGGGCGGAACAGAATCGCCAAGCCAAAGCCAAAGCTGCAACTGGCTAACAACGACGCTAATTCTCCACGCTGTAAGGCCAAAGGCGCGGGACTGGGGAACCGCAAGTCACAAAGGAATGGCAGTAGACCCTATGGGTATTGAATCCCAAGGGCTACTGCCATTTTTATTTCGACTGGTATTTCCAGCCTTGTCTGTGCGAAAATAGGAATTAATCATGGTTGAAGGTTTAATTGCATTAGCAATCATATATATAATAATATTCCCCCTATTTGGAGTATACTAATGTTTACAAAACAACACTACGAGTATCTGACAGATACAATACTCGAAGACACAGATTTAACAGAGTCAATTCGCCTTGCTATGTTCTACTCACTCGGAACTTGGCTCAAACGTGACTTTGACAACTTTGACCAAAAGAAATGGAATAAAAAATGGAAAGACCATTTCCTCTAAGATTTGAATTGCCTAGTCCAGCACGGCAACTACGTATTGAGTACATAAAACCAGCTTGGCGTCTATGGCTCATGGCAAATAAGGACTTCACATTAGGAACGTTCATACAATTACTTGACAATGGTGCCATAAATCGTGTAACATGGCATGAAGATGGCACCGAATCCATACTAGATATAAAGGAGTAAGTAAAAAGCTAATGGATAGTCTTAAATACCACCAACGTATTGGGACACTTATCAGTTGCTTTGAATTACCCAATGAACTACTCAACGACTTCAATAAAAATTGTGAGGTTGCTAATGAAGATCATAGTGCCCATTTAGTCGGTCGAATAGATCAACAAAACAAAGTCCAAGTAGAAATAATCGAGAAGCACGGTAAATTCCTCACTGATGCTGCTAAAGAGCATCTAGCAACTGATTTAAGCAATAAACCAGAGATCAAGCACATCATACCACGGATTGTAGTTGCCAATGCTTGGTTTAATCGCATGTTAGAGCCTCATGAGTTCAATCCATTGCATTGGCACACTGAATGTGTCATGTCATCGGTTGGATTCTTAAAACTACCCGATAACTATGCCGAAGAAGACAAAGTAAAAGGCAAGTTATCGTTCTATTCTGGAAGTTATCCTCATGTTCCACATGTTATCGCACCAAAAGTTGGTGACTTTTATGTCTTTCCATGGTATCTACAACATCAAGTATATCCCATTGGTAAGATAACTGGGGAACGTCGCAGCTTTTCAGTTAACTTTGTTATGATAGAAGAAGATGCCACGCGAAAACAAACCAACTGATGTATTCAAATACATAGACATGAAAGGTGGTGACATAAATGTTTGTTGGCCTTGGACAAGTAAGACAAACGCCAAAGATGGACGCCCCTACTTTACTGTCAACAAGCAACGCCATCCAGCGTATGCCTACGTCCTTTCATTGGTTAAAGAGGAGAAAAAGACAAAAGACCAGATGGTATTACACTCTTGTGACAATCTTATTTGCTGCAATCCTCATCATCTATCTTGGGGCGATCATCAAGCCAATATGAATGATATGAAGGAGCGCGACCGTCATGGACTTCCTATTATTGTTGTACGCGCTATACGTAGACTACTTGACGAAGGGAAAACACAAAAGGAAATTGCTATCCTTTATGGAGTTTCGAGAGAAACTATATCAGCAATTGCAACAGGCAGAAACCATTCCAAAAGCAGGGGTTGACAACCCAGGAAGAAAGGAATAATATAAATCATCCTCCTTGTGTTTGTCCTTGCCCCGGTATCAAGCGATGCCGGGGCATTTTTGCCTTGACACACATAAAAACAGGTGGTACAATCTCGCTGTTAGCCAATAAAGGTTAAGGAGATACACATGAATAACATCGTTACATTTCATCCCAACAGACCAAAAGCTTTTAACAGCAAATCAGACCTATACTTCGACGTATGGGAACGACCTTGCTTCTTTAAAGGGGAAGACTCTTACTACGAAGATGCTAACCATAAACACATAGTTCGTATGTGGAATGGATCACCACAATCTATCGGTCTTGTCGGAAGAAAATACAAAGTACTTCACAATAAGGAATTGTGTGAAGGAATTGAAGACACATTCATGGAAACTCTGACACCAGAGGAGTTAAATGATGTTTCACGATCCGACAGGATTTCATACTTGGGAGGTACATGCTTCAGAGATTATGTCTTCCCATCAATCCGTGCAGATATCGGGTCAAAACGAAGCGATATCGCCTTTCGAGCTATCGTTATTAATGGGTATGATGGCACATCATCTTTCAAGTTTTACCACGGAGCTATCGACTTCTTCTGTACAAATGGAATGGTGTCAGGAGTATACGATATGACAGTACTACGTCATACTTCTGGACTACAGATTCCTAAACTTACAGATAAACTTCGCAAGTCCATCAATATCTTCTATAAACAGGCAGATCAATGGAAACATTGGGTAGGAAAAACTATCTGTGATGAAGATGCCGAAATTTGTTTCAAAGCAATGCCCAATGTATCAGAACGTCGCGTTGAACAACTTATGCGACGATTTAGAATAGAATGTGAGACCCACGGACGCACTGTATGGGCATTATACAGCGCAGCTACCAGTTATGCCACCGTTGCTGATGGAGATTTCTCCGTTAGACAAACAGATACAGACCATCAAGCATCAACACTACATAATAGAGAACAACAAGTGCGTTCGTGGCTCAATACAGAGGAGTTTGAGAAGCTAGCGGCTTAATTCTACTCAATAAAGGGGAAAGACAATGACATTCCATGATACAATCATCGATCAGTCGAAGTATGTCTGCGAACAGCTATCAAAAATAGATGAAATCGCTTACTTTGACTTTAACATTAGAATCTCTGGAACCACTAATGGTGAAGGTGTTGATATCGAATATTCCATCGGGGATAGTCGATATAGTAGTGTTAGAGTCGAAGGTAATAGCATCAAAGCGGTTGTCGAAGAATTCATGCGTCGTCATGGCTGGAAAGCAATGAATTCCGTTAAAGCCATATCATTCTACAACGCAGAAAACTCCGGTAATCGCAATGAATAGCAAACAAATACGCATTGAACTCCTTGATATGCAAGATAAGGTGGTTGCACCTGTCGAATATGTCCGTGACGCCTTCGAGAAACTATTTACAACACAATCCAAAGAGAATGAACTAGTAGAGAAGCAATTCACTGCTCATGCAGCTATGACAGACTATATTCTTGTCTCTGCTCTTCATTCTAAATACAAGAAACTATTCGATAAGGCTAAGAAGGCCCTTGATAAATCAGCAGAAGGACTAGGCTTAGACGCAGAAGGTCTAGCCGGTACAACAGTCACTATTCACGAAAATGACGTGTTCAGATTTGTAAAGAAACGTAATCAAGATGGTACTTCTACCCTTGTCGTTGACTTAACTACGGAATTAGCTCGCCTGGGGGTGGAAAAATCTGTCGTCGATAAAGCATTAAAGAAAGCTACTAAACCAAAACGTGGAAATACATATTATGAAGTGGAACTCGTAGAATGAAAGCTGACAGTCCTATCGCTCTCGCTGATCTCACCAAGATGAGCCCAGAAGAGCGAGAAGGACTGTTAGTAAACATTCGTGAAAGACGACTTGCCCCTGTCAAAGTCTACGAAGAACTTTCACTTATGCAAGCTGAAGCCAGAAAAGAAAATCTAGAAAAGCAATGGGAAAAGGCACTCGAAATGTTCCAGAAGGAACTTAAAAGAGCTGACCTTGCAGTAGAAAAACTTGAGAACCGTAGCACAAAGCTTCGTGCTATTGAACTAGAAATTGAGGCAATTTAGACCTTGAAAAAGTCTAATTTTATACTTATAATACTCCTCCTACTTGTAAACAATTGTGCAATATTACCCATCTCATTCCCTGGACCAATAAGTTATATAAATTATACTATCACAACCTATGACGTCAGACAAATATTAGAAGACGAACAAACATTGGGAGATAAAGCACTAAGTGTAGTTACCAAAAGAAAATGTAAAACAATGAATTTGATAAACAATAAAAAAATCTGCAAACAAGTTCCTCCCCAAAAGTAAAGGACTTACAAACAAATGAAAGCAAGAGAGATTCGAGAACGCCTAAAAGGAAAGGTCGAGCCTGAATTACTTGTAGTTCTTGAAGCAATAGGAGAACATATCAGTGCTCAAAGCCAAGAGACATCAACCCTAGCTGAGATCCAAAATAGAACAATTGATCTTATCATGTCTTTGGGTGGTACAATCGAAGTTGCTGCCAATGCAGTTGATGAATTAAAGAAGATAAGGGAAGGCTAATGAGTGAATTTGAACTTCTATCTCTTGAAACAAGAATGGCAAATCACGAAGACGCGCATCTCCCAGCTCACGATCATACTAAACTTTCAGCGATTAATACTTGTCCGACATGGGGCATTCTACGCTATTCGCATCATAAACGAATGCCTGGAAATGCTAGAGCAATGGCATTGGAAGCTGGGTCAGCTTCGCATGAAGCCTTCGCGGCTGTACGTTGGTATCAACTAAAGACATACCAAACGGAAGGAAAAGTACAACAAGCTATTGCAGAAAAGCATGGTATCAGGCTATTTGGAGAAGAACGATTCGACAGGATGCACAGTACCTTGTCTAAGACTGCAACAGATAGAACCAATGCAATCAATTTCACTATTGAAGCTCTTGAATCATGTGACTTCTACGATGACATTGTAGATAAAAAGAGAACAATATCTAATATCTCTGAAAGTCTCATAGCATATATCGATGCCTATGACATGACTCGTTATCCTATCTGGGTACGAGACAATAAAGATCCAAACAGTGATGTAGGCATTGAAATTGCATTCGATGTTGTCGTAACTATTCATTACAAGATGAATAATGAAGTTCGAGAACTTATTTGTCGCTTCATAGGTAAACTCGATGGACTACATTGGAATCGAGACAATCTAATCATCATTGAAGAGAAGACAGGAGCAGTACTCAGTGATAGTTGGCTAGCACAATGGATACTTAGTCACCAAATCACTGGGTATTGTCTTGCCTCCCAAACTTTCACTGGACTACTTTGCCAACAAGCATTAGTCAGTGGAATGCGTATTCCTATTGGTAAGATTCCATCGGAAGGGATCAGACGAGAACAAGTCCCACGATCACATATGCATATGGTTAAATGGGCGAATTGGTTCATCACGACTGTCGAAGAAGAAGCTAAATGGTTTGACAACATTCTAAATGCACCCATGTACACACATAGTTGTAACAGGTACTTTCGTACATGCTCGTTCTTGCCTTTCTGTGCTTCTGATACAGAAGTAGAGAAGCTTGCTATCATTGAAGAGATGGAGCTTGACGAATGGAGTCCCCTACACGACTAAGCATAGACATCCAAATCTCTTGGGTGATATTTAGAGGAAGAATCGTGCAAGGGATTACTTTGTATGGGCCTTTTGCCACATATGATGAGGCAGTTGCTTATGGTGGTAAAAACTTTCCGAATGATACAAGAGAATTCATTCAAATGTCAAAGGAGATTATAACTCATGGCGAAGAAGAATGATGAACCTGCGATCATGCTTGGAGGTCTTGAATTAACCACGCCTAAGACACAAGTCAGGCGCATGTCTATGATTGTTTGGGGGCCTTCTGGCTCAGGAAAAACAACACTAGCTGCTACAGCACCAAGACCTATATTGTGGATTAACTTTGATCCAGACGGGACAAGTTCATTGATGGATCAGAAAGACATTCTTATTGCTGACTTCAGCATGGAAAATCCAAACAAAGTGGTAACATTCAAACATGAAAACGCTGGTGGTATCAAACAAGTACTTGAGGATCATCCTGAAATTGAGACGGTCGTCTTTGACAGTGTTACTTCGTTTAATGAGATGGCACTTAAACATGGTGTCTCAGAGGTGCGAGGGGCAACAATGGAGATGCCGACTCTCCAAGGTTATGGAAGACGGAACAGTTATACGATGCAAGGCATCATGTCGGTTGTCCGTGCTACAGGAGCGTATAACAAGCACATTATCTTCATTGCACATGAAGACATGCCACAGAAAGACGAACTAACCGGAGCAGTAATGGTTTCCATCCTTGTGGGTGGTAAAATGCAGTCAGAGATTCCAATTAAGCTTTCTGAAGTTTGGCATCTGCAAGATACAGGGAAGGACCATAAGATCACAATACGTTCTTCGCGCCTTCGCAAGCCAATGAAAAGTCGGATGTTTCTAACGAGTGGAGATAGTGACTTCACTTGGGAGTTCAATCCAGAGTCATGGGAAGGTGAAGGAATTGCAGATTGGTTTCAGCGGTGGACAGAAAATGAAGGCAAAAAGATCTCCCTTCCCCGCTGAAGCCACAGTTTTATCGTGTGTCCTACATTTAGTAGCACGATAAAGAACTGCCTACTAGATAAAGGGGCTGTACTAATAGGCAGAATACCACTATAATGATCAGTTCCACAAACCTTACACAAGGAGCCTAATTATGGCTGAACAACTATCTTCCATTGTCGAGTTCAGTATCAATCTCAAAAACCAAGAAGCCCCAGAGCCACTTCCTGTTGGAAAGTATACTGGTGTCATTCGTAACGCCGAAGTTCGTGAATCGCAGCGTGGCACAATGTATTGTGCAGTTTCGTTTCATATTGGCGCCGAACAGTATCCTGCCGACTATAAAGATGGTTCAGACGACGGGACTACAATCATCTATCGGCGTGTTGGACTTGAAGATAATCCACAAGCTCGCTATGGAACTAAGCGTTTCATGGAAGCAATTGGATCGCCACTTAGTAAGAAGTTCGATGTCTCCGAATGGGTAGGACTAGAAGCCGCCCTTGAAATCGGCCATGATACCTTTGAAGGTGTCACTCGTGCCGTCGTTGATCGTGTACACCCTGCCTAAGTACCCCAGAATTAGGTAGGGAGGGAGGTCAAGGGTTTTTGATGGGTATTTGCCCTTGACCTCTCACTCCCTTTCATTTATAATTCCCATATTGTATAGCAACTCAAAAGGAGAGGAATAAAATGGCTGAAGGAATGAAGCAGAAAGGTAAGCGTACTGTGAAACCAGTCTATGCCGTGATGTCCATTACAGGCAGTGACGGCAAGCAAATCCAGGGAATCACCAAGGAAAGTGTCACCATTCATTCGGTGCACAAAAATTCTGATGAGCTTTTGGATATGCTCGACAGCGGTGGACTTCCTGCCGGAACTTTTTACAAGCGCATCGCTCTTGCCTAGATTACGACCGCCCGTGTAAGTCGGTATGCATCGGGTAGGCAAGAACAATCAAGGAGCCTCGAAGTAGCCCCCTACTTCGGGGCTTTCCTTTGCCCTATCCTATCCACCAATTCCCTCTTGACACACACTGGAATGTGTGCTATGAATGACATCAATCCCAAGCATGAATGGGACTTACTATCTAATTACTGCATTCACTGTGGAATGAGTGCAGTACATCAACTAGATGCTCCACAAAAATGTCACAGAGAATTAAATATCACAGCAATTTCACACATCGTATCATCACACCGTCTTGGGGAATTAGTAAATGGCATACGAACCTCCTTTAAGAATCGCAATAGCGACTCCTAGTGAAATCCCCCATGGATTTGGGCCAAATTCTACAGGAAAAAGAGGAGGCAATCTACGTGTGCGTTGTACAAATGCAGAGTATGATGCCATAAGTGCAGAAGCATTAAGATTGAATATAACTTTAGCAACTTTCTGTAGATGGTGCGCGGTTCATGTAGCTAGTAAGCTAAAGGAGCACCGAGAAGCACAATCTACAGACGTATCTATTGGGGATGATTATGATGCTTGCAGACAAGACGTTCGCTCTAGAACCAGGAGAACTAAATCTTGACAACGAACAGCGCCAGGCTATTGAAGTCTGTTGCGATCTCGATAGGCGTGTTGTTCCCGTTACTGGTCCTGCTGGTAGCGGTAAGACTACTATACTACAACACGTCTTCCGTACTCTTTATAAGCATGGTAGCCAAGTGGTACTTTGCGCTCCTACAGGCAAAGCAGCGAAACGAATCAAAGAGGCGACGGGTATTGATGCGTGTACAATCCACCGCCTCCTTGAATATCCCCATCCTGGTGAAGTAGATCAGAACACAGGAAAAACTCTGATATCTACTGATCCTAAACGTGATAGAATCAATCCTATATTACCAAAAGTAGTTCTTGCTGATGAATACAACATGTTATCTGTTGAAGTTCATCGTAACTTACTTGATGCTCTCCCTCATGGTGGTGTCATCCGTATGTTTGGAGACGCTGACCAACTACAACCCATTGAAACAAACAAAAGACTACAAGCTGAACCATCTTCATTCCTTAAGATGCTAGATAAGTTTGATGGAATCAGACTTAAAACAATTCATCGTCAGGCTGAAGGAAGTAACATCATTGCAAATGGACGTCGGATTATATCTGGACAAATGCCATTAAGGAAAGAGGATTTTGAACTCAAGATCACTGATGAACCTGTACAAGCAGTCTTGGATTTTATCCAAGATAATCTTACAGAAGATATAGATTACGGAACGATATATAATCAGATCATTTCTCCTACGAAGGTAGGTTGGGTAGGCACAGAGGCCCTCAACGCAGCCATCCAACAGCTTCTCCAACCAATGACTAAACCTTATATAGAAATTGCCAGGCATAAGTGGAGTAAGATAGAAGAACAACGTATCTACATTGGAGACAAAGTTATTTATACTGTTAATAACTATCCTCTCGAGGTTTTCAATGGAGAGACAGGACTCGTCACGAAGTTCCTAGATGATGGTGGAATTGAAGTAGACTTTGGTGACAAGTCAATTATAATTCCTGTCAGTCTTGAGATGGAAGGACGTCATGGCACATACTATACAAATCCTCAGAAGGATTTGGATCTTGCCTATGTCATTACCACCCACAAGGCACAAGGTTCAGAGTATAATAAAGTATGCTACGTAATGAATCGTTCTCGTTCCTTTCTCCTCAATCGTAAGAATCTATACACCGGGATCACCCGTGCTAAGGAAAAGGTTACCATCATTACAGATGCTAAGTCCATTAACCTTAGCTTGTACAAGAAGGGGGACAAGTGAGTACCATCATCTGCCTTAATGGCCCTCCTGGTTGTGGTAAGGATACCGCAGCACGATTCATTTTATCTTCCGTTAGAATGAGTACCGAATATAAGATGTCGCGTCCTTTGAAACAAGGCATCCTATCTATATTTGATATTCAAAATCCTGTTGAAATGGAGAAGAACAAGGATGATCCACAAGAAGTCTTTGGTGATAAAACGTTTCGTCAAATGCAGATTATTCTATACAACATGTTGGCTGAAGAACTAGGAGAAAACATCCTTAGTTCAATTGCATGTAATCGTATCCCAAAGTTATTGTCCCAGTATATAATCATTTCAGATAGCGGTAAAGATAGTGAAGTACAAGATCTCGTCCATACATTTGGCAAAGAGAAATGTTTTCTGCTACAAATTGAGCGTCCAGGGTATTCATTTGATAAGGATATCCGTGAATGGATAAATACTAAATACTTTATTTCCTCTTACACAGCAAAGATCAATAACAAATACGACTTGGAATTGTATCATGCCCAGATTAGAAAGGTGCTTGTTGCATGGGGAATGCTAAAGTCACCACTGAAGGAGAACTAATCCGAGAGTTCTCTCGTCGTGCCAAGGCATGTAATCTTACAGTAGATTGTCTAGGCGCTGGAGATATTAAAAGTAAAATCTGTGTCATCGCTGAAGCTCCTGGCGAACGTGAGGTTGCCATGAAAATGCCACTCGTAGGTGGTAGTGGTAAATTGCTGTGGGATGTACTACGTCCACACAATATAAGGAGAGCCGACTGTTATGTTACTAACGTGGTCAAGAAACAAGTGGCGTTGTCTACTAAGACTGATGCTAGAAATCCTGTTAAGAAGCCTGAGTTGGAACATTGGGAAGGCTTACTCGACTGGGAACTTGATCATCTCCCAAATCTCACATACATCTTGGCACTCGGTAACTTCGCCCTTCACGCTCTCACTGGAGATACTGGAATCACCAAGTGGAGAGGAAGTGTATTTGACTGTAAGGTTGGACGAACTCAACGTACAGTAAAGGTTATAGTAACCAACAACCCTGCTCACATACTTCGTAACTTAGCTATGGAGCCTATGTATAAGTTCGACATAGCCAAACTCAGGAGAGTAATGGATGGAAACTTCAAGCGACATGATATTACAGGAATCATTAACCCAAGTTTTGACAAAGCTAATGCTTACCTTGAGCAACTTGGAAGAGATAACGCACCAATTGCTTTCGATATCGAAGTCATTGCCAACGAAACAGCTTGCATTGGATTTGCAAACAACGCCCACACAGGAATATGTATCAACTTCAGAGATGGCACATCTAATAGATACGAGCTTCAGCAGGAACTCATACTCCGTAGAAGAATACAACAACTATTTCAGAATCCGGAAAAGAAATTCATAGCACAGAATGGATCGTTTGACTGTGGCTGGCTATGGTATAAGGATAGGATTCATGTCCCACATGTTTGGTTTGATACCCTTCTTGCTCACCATACATTATATCCACGGATGCCTCATAACTTAGGACATCTCACCGCTCAATACACTGACCATCCATATTATAAAGATGAAGGAAAGACTTGGCGTGAGGGTGGAAACATCAATGACTTCTGGGACTACAACATTAAAGATTGTTGCATCACTTGGGCTGTACATGATGCAATATATAAAGAGCTACGTACACAAGGACTAGATGACTTCTTCTTCAACCATGTTATGAGACTCCAACCTCACCTTATTAAGATGCAGGTAGGAGGTATACTTGCAGATGAAACATTGAAGGACAAGATCACGGAGGAATTAAAACATGAACTTGATGAGAAACTCAGGGAGTTCCATGCAAAGGTTATTGCTCTCACAGGTGATGAAGACTTTAAGCCTAATCCAAGATCTCCTAAACAACTTGGTGAATTATTTTTCAACTACTTGGGATTGGTCGGACGAGGAAGTAGCACAAATAAAGAGAACCGTATCCGAATGCGTGAACATGTTCGTACTACTACAGAACAAAAGGAACTTCTTATCCATATTGATGACTGGCTCAGAGAACATAAGTTCTATAGTACCTATGCCACTCAAAAGGTCGATCCCGACCATAGACTTCGCTGTGAATATAAACAGTTTGGGACTCAGAGTGCGCCGGGAAGATTAAGTAGTAGCAAGGTGATGTGGGGTTCAGGCATGAACCTACAGAATCAACCTCATCGTGCTTATCCTATGTTCATATGCGACGAAGGATACATGTTCAGCTACTTTGATCTGAAGCAAGCTGAAGCTAAGATCGTAGCGCATATCTGGAACGTAGAAGGATTATTAGAAACATTTAAGAGGGCGGAAACAGAGGATGGATTCGACGTACACAGAGGAAACGCTGGAAGAATTTTCAAGTGCGATTATAACGATGTTCCCGAAGGAGATTGGGACGAGAATCTCAAACCTACTATACGATATCTTGGAAAGCGGTGTGTTCACGGACTTAACTATAGAATGCAAGCACCCAAACTTGCAGAGGTTTGTGGCATCCCCACTCAACAGGGATTCGAAGCTTATGCATCCTACCATCGTGCTTTCCCTGAGATACAACAGGGATGGGAAGCCACGATTAAGACTGTACGAGAAGAACGAATGCTATTCACTCCTCTTGGAAGACGACTCATATGGCTTGAACGATTAACAGAGGAGAGCTTCGACAGTGTCATCGCCTTCGTGCCCCAATCTACTATCGGGGACAAAGTCTCATCTGTTATTTACATGTGCCATGAAGACAAGGAGTGGCCGACTGATGCTCGTATGTTACTCAATATACACGATGCCCTCATCGCAATCCATCGACCCAACGATAAGGATATCGTGCAACGACTTATGAAGAAACATGCAGAGGCTCCCATTATGATCCGCGGCGAGCCTGTTGTTATCTACACTGACTTGAAAGAGTCACACCCTGGAGAGGATGGAGTACATAGATGGTCAACATTGAAAGAGATATGAATGAGCATGTTGTAGTGTCCAAGACATACTTTAGCAAGATCATTACTGAACGTGGCACTGTCCACAAGCTTCTGTCTGAAGTGCCTAATCCTCCTGCCCCATTTTCTGAGCGTCCTGTGGGAACAAAAGGAACTGTATGGAAGAAGTACAAAGTAAAGGCTGTAATGGATTGGGTAACAGAGGACTTAGCTCTTGGGTGGTGGACAAAAAGTGACGAAGACTTAACACGCTCAGGATATACGATAGCTTCAGATGATTCAGACACTACTAATACAGAACTTGCTGCACTCCGTATGCGAATAGCTAAGCTAGAAGGCATCCTCGGTGATGTCTCAGTTGGATTTGATAAGGGAGGCTTATTGAATCTAGGCACAATCAAATCAACCAGACAAACTATTCATAGGATTAGTGGGGTATACTTCCTATTCAAAGGAGAAGAACTAGTATATATCGGACAGTCTATTAATATTATGGGACGCATCAATACCCACAATGTTACGAATTGGGATACCTTCTCATATGTTGAAGTTCCTCAATGGGATTTGAACTCTATAGAACGAAGTTATATTAATAAATATAAGCCAAGACTAAATGATACATATGTAGACCGAGCATGAACTATAAGAAGCTAGTCCCTTCTGATTCGTTCATCGGACAGTACATGGAGTACATGTCTGTGCTTGAGACTCCAGAAGTATACGATTTCTGGTGTGCCTTGTGGGCTATAGGAGTAGGAGTTGGCCGTGACGTATATGTGGATCGCCCTAATAGTCCTGTGTATCTTAATTGGTATATTATCTTGGCTGCTGAAGCAGGTACTACAAGAAAGTCTACTGCTATTAGCAGCATTTCAACTATTGTTGGGGGGACTAGTCCCTTACTTACCGGAAAGACAAGCCCAGAAGGTCTTGAAATTCTGCTTCATGAACGCACACGAAAAGAAGGAACTGCTAGAGCGACTTTCGCAGTTAGTGAACTCGTCACAATACTGGGACGAGAAGGATACATGAGTACAATGCCAGGATTATTGACTGATCTATACGATAGTCCTGCGGAACGATACGTTCCTGGTACTATAAAGTCAGGGGAGTTAATACATAAGAATGTCTATATCACTTTTATATCGGCTTCGACACCAACTTGGCTTGTTACAGCCATTAATCCATCCGTCATCGAAGGAGGATTTACAAGCCGTGTCATCTTTGTTGTTGAAGATAGAAGAAAACGAGCAATTGCTTGGCCTAAAGAGCGCGATCCCTCCTCACTCAGATGCATCATTCGCAGCTACGAGGAGACGACAGAAGCTGGAAGAGGAATTGGAGCAATCCAAATCTCAGAGGGAGGACTTAAGAAATTCACTAAGTGGTACAACAACAGAGATGCTCACCAAGATCCTTTCCAATCCTCATTTGAAGCTAGAGAAGACGATCATGTGCTACGAGCAGCAGCGTGTCTTGCCATTAACGATGGAATACTTGAACTCCAAGATCGGCACATCAGCCATGGAATTAAGATTATCGCTGAAGCTAAGGATCGTGCCAACAAGTTGTTTGGATCAGGATTCAATACAAGGGCTAGAATGGCAGGAGCCGTTGGACGAGTACGAGAAATTCTCATCGAAGCAGGATCAGATGGAATCAAACATTCCGATCTCCAACGACGAGTAGTACGACATATTGATGCCAAAGAATTAAGAGTCCTCATAGACATCATGCATGAGTCAAATATGATACAAATTTTTGAGTTAAAGAGAGGACGAATGTATAGGGCTACCCAAGCTATCGAGAAGTTTGGGGTAACTTCGGAAATACTTGCGAAGCTAAACCTCCAGGCCTAGCAACCTGTGTTGATAAGTCAATATTGATTTCTCTCTTGAACCGATCCGAAAGGATTTTGCTTACCCTTGCTTCATAGTTACTAAGCTGTCCCATCTGCTTGGCTTTATGTGCTTGTATCTCTAGGGTAATAGCATCTATTCTATCATCTCTAGCACGAAGGCTTGGAAAGTTAGTACTGCTGCCAATAATAGATATACGTCTACGTAAGTCTGAAATGGTTTTGTCTAGATTACTAATATGTTTCTTAACATTATTAGCATCAGCCACCAACTTCTTATGGATAGGATCACCCTTTAATACAACAGAGTCACCAACGTTAGGACGACCAGACTTGCTTTTTAATCCACCACCAAAGTAATTAGCTCCATCGGCAATCAATACATCAAGATTCTTTCTACGAAGGAATAACTCCTTAGCAATCTCGTCATTAGCTGTAGGCCTAAGTGTCTTACCAAACAAAGGCTGCGTCCAACGTAGTGAGGTCAGAAGCCCTTGTCCAAAAGCTTCGACAGACATAGAGAACGCTTTACCTACACTGGGGTCTTCTCCCAAATTCATCCCAGAGTTAAAGGCTTCATGTACCTTAACGTACAAAGCACCACCACTACCAAAGATTTCATTAAGGACGGCAACAGCTTGAGTATTTAAATGCCCACCAACAAACTTGGATGTAACTCCTCTACGTGACACACGTTCTCCTTGCCCTAAAGGAGTTCCTCGCCAGAACGATAACTTTGTGCCAGGGTCTTCGGGGTTATCTAGTGTCTTGTCTATTTGAAAACCAAAGCGCAAGTCAACACCAATAGCAGCAAAAGCGGCAGCGACAGGAGGTGGTACAGGTATATCCGCGGCCCGTATAAAAGCAGACTTGAATTGGTCCCTACTTACCTTATCATTGCCTCTATCAGCTTGGGCTATGTTACCTACTTCAGACAAGCCAAGCACCATATCAAGACCGTCCATTACAGCACCACGGAACAAGCCCCACTCAGGAGACACTGGCATAATGATCGCTTCCCAAGGTGGTTTGCCGGGAATCATATAGATGAAATTATCTGCTCGTTGTTGTGTCGTATAACCATTCCAGTAATAATCATTATATGTCCACTCTTTCCCCTTATCATCCTTCCAAGTTTCGCCAGTCATGCCTAACACTTCGGCATGAAGCATTTCAGTTACAGTAGGTAAGCCTATAAGAGTAGCTGCTCCAGCCATAAACTTACCAAAATCATGTTTAGCAGCAGTACCTAATGCATTCCACGACTGCACCATAGCAGCAGAGAATGGAACAGCCGCATTAAATCGCTTTGCCATCTCACTAGCGCCAATGCGCCTCATATCACCTGCAACTGTTTTGGCCCAATCAGCGGAATCTCTAAACTGTCTAGGAGTAGGTGTCTTCCCACCTGATTCTATTATTATCTCCCCTAGTCTCTTCTGCATAGCACCAAAGGCTGGTCCTTCGTGCATAGCATTATTCCAACCCTTCCACATACGTATAACTAAGCCCATCTGGTCGGCACCAAATGTATCACTGAAGTTATTACCAACTCCAGCCTTAAATTCATTAAGACTTCCGGTGAAAGTCTCAGCACCGATACTACCACCTATACGTCCTGTCTCACCACGGAATTTAGTAACAAGGGAGTTAGTATATCTTTTAGCAAGACGCTGTTGCCAGTCAGCCATCAACTCAGGAGCTATTCTACCTATACCTGTATTGGTAGCAAGGCGTTGAGCCAAGAAGTCAGCTACTTCTTTAGCACCATTGGTCATAAGGACATCATAGGTTCCCTTAATAGACTGTGGGAACGTTTTCCACCCAGCCACAAAACCTTCCCTAGCAAATGTGGTGAGAGCAATTTGTTGTTGTGCGAATATATTAGCGATGGGAGCAAAGACAGAATATTTGCCAACAGTGCTAGCAGTAAACAACCTCTTATAGTGGTTAAAGAACTTAAGTGTAGGACTAAGCTGTGGGTTAACATCTAACGCGGCTCTAACAACAGCATCAGGTACATGATAGGCACGAAGCTGTCCTTCCTGCTGAACTATGAAAACCTCGTCAGCGAATGGTGCAGATTTCTTTAACTCAGGAACAGAGAACTCAGCTTGTCCCTCTTTAGAAAAGATCTTAGAGATGGTCTTATCATCGCCAACTAATTTAATCTTCACATTGGAAGCATCATCACCAATCTTACCAACACCAATGAGTCTGGTTTCTCGCCCTGTCTTAGCCAATTTTCCAGAAGGAACAAACTCTATTGTTCTAACTTCTTCACCTGCCATGTTGGTGGTACGAACAATTCTAGACCGAGAGATTGTCCCATCGGCTGAAACCTTGGTAGCAGAGAGATGGCCTAGTGCTTGGTTGTGGTATGCTGAGATATTAGCATGTTCGATATTATGTGCGCTGTATGTCCTAGCTGCTGCCCTAACACCAAGGGGCTTGATCTTCCCACCTACTTCTCTAGCATGATGTTCAGCTATCATATCCATTTCGTCGGCTTTATTAGAATAGAAACCGAACCACCGCTTCAAGTTTTCAAAGAATTTCCTAGGTTTAGCATCATACAATGGAACATAGCCATTGGTGCCATCAACATTTTTAAATGTCGTTCTAAAATTGTCAGCAGTTGTTTGGTCAAGCAACTTAAGTTTGACACTGTAATCTAAGTGAGCATCAAACACATCACCATACTTCTTCATCAAAGCTTTTACTTCTGTATTAGATTGCCCAACATCAAATGCTCTTTGCAATTGAGCATTGGTTATACCTTGCCGCCATAAGGCTGGTTTACCACTTGTATTTCTAACGCGATTGATTTCAGCACCAGCGACCATAGCTTCATCAAAGACTTTCTGTTTATTGAAGACCTCACCATCAAACTCAAAGGTGTCATTACCCCGCTTGCCAAGAGCTTCAAATTGTATATCAAGTTCATCAAGGGAATGAGTATTAATACCAGTACCTTGCTTAAAGTTGCCTGTACTAGCGGCTTCATTAGAAACACCACGAACGTCAGCATGGCTATTAGAGACAACGGCATTAATATCATCAGCGGAATGTCCTTGTTCTCTCAATGCATTACCAAGCCCATGTCCTTTGTCAACCCCTTCTTCTATCATAAATTGATGCCCCTGTATACGAGCATCACTAATGATGCCAGGAATCTCACTAGGAGTAGCTTCCTTAAGTCTACCAGCAAGCTCTGATTTATCGTGAACATTAACACCAAAAGGAGCATTAGCATCTAGCTTCTTAAGAGCGTGACTACGAACCATCTTGATACCAACACCACCAACAAGGACAGCACCAATAATAGTAGCAACAGTCTTGACTGTATCTAAATCATCATTACGCTCGAACTGCCGGTCAAGTTCTATAAGAGCTTTCTCTTGTTCAGTAAGTTTTTTGTCTGTAACATCTCTGAACTTTGGTATTACATCACGGAAACCTGCAACTTTAGCATCAGTGCCAGCCATTAACTTTGCAGTCACTCCCTCGAGGGGTTGGTCTAATTGGTCTAAGCCTGCCCCTCCTTGTAAAGAAGGTTCTTCAGGGGCTACACCACCAGATAAAGCTCTCTCAGAGAATATAAGAGGGTATTTATCAGGGTCATCAGTTAAGGCTCTAATACCTTGTTCGATGCCAGTACCTAACCCAAGCTGAAGTGCTCCACGTCTAGCAAAACCTGGACCACGTTTGACTGCTGGAGTAAGAAGATTAATTCCCAAGTTAGCTGCCTTAGCCAACCTACTAGCATTGGCAGCAAGAGCAATACCTGGGATGGGAATGAAGCCACCAATTAATCTAGCGGCTTGATCCTCTGTAGATATAGGTTCGGCTATACCAAGAGCTTCATTAACAAATTCCCGCCCACCAAGGCCAATATCAAGCAATGACTTGTCAGTACCTTCTGACATAGCCTCGGCAAACCGTTGCTTAAATGGTTTGTCATCATCGCTAGTTAGATGGCCATATCCAGCTTGAAGACCAGAGCCAGCTAATCCTAATATAGCGGGGATGCCAGTTGCTATATCAGAGATACCAGCAACAGCTTGTTTAAAAGGATCAGAAACACGTTCAGGCTTTCCAGTAGCAACATCTCTAAACTTTGGGATGTCTTCTGAAACTACGTCTCTAAACTTTGGGACATCATTAGCCACTAGATATCTCGTTCTTTCTGAACACCATTAACAGTAAGAACCAATGCACCTGTAGAAGGGTCTTTATTTACTTGGATATCTTGGCCGGGGTATGCTAAGTTAGCGTCTTCCATAAGTTTCTGTGCTTCTGCTATAAGGGCAGGACTACCACCTTTTTTCTCGGCCTTACGTTTAAAATATTCTTCTTTGGTCCACTCAGAGAACCTTCCCTTATCATCAAAGTCGAAGTATTTCTGCTTAAGAGACGAGCCTTTTTCAGCTCGAACCCTGGCCTTAACCGCTTCAGCCGCAGCTAGTGGGAAAGCTCCTACCTTATACCTCTGTTGTGGCATTTCAGAAGGCAAGGCACCACTTTTAGGTAACTGAGGCGTCATTCCTGCCCTTCTGAGAAGAGATGTTCCCGTAGCATGTTTCCCAAATAGATTAGCCAGACGTTCCTCTTCTAATTTACTCATTCCAGGCTGGCCGAGTACTCCTGTTTCTGGCATATTGATGCCTTGTGTAAGAGCGGTATTGCGAAGTGTGTTTATACCTTGCTGTCTTGTCCTTGCTTCCAAGCTACGATTTTGGAGATTAGCCAATGCGCCTTTAGTCTGCAAGTCCTGTAACGCCTTGTTATCAGGAAGAGGAGTTTTGAACTGGGAAGCTAGGCCAAGTGTTTTAATGGGATCAATGTATTCAGCCATCACATTATCCTTATACGTCACGCATTTCTCAGATGTCGAAGAGCTTCAAGAAAGTTTTTATTGCTTTCCCTAGCTTGTTCTTGGCGCAATACATCTTGAACTACACCACCAGCCGCTTGGAATGGTATAACACCTCCAATATCTGGTACAACGGTTCTTGGTGGAGTTTGGGCAATTACATTAGCAGCTTGAGCACCAGGACCACCAGCGGTAAACGCAGGAAATCCAGCTTGTGGTTGATTAGCAATCTGTGCTTGTTGCAAAGCATTAATGTCACCTGTCCTAGCCCTCTGGAATAAGTTAATAGCATCCTCGGGGCTTCTTAGACGATTTTGTATAGCAAATCTACCGATAGCATCGGCTGTAGCACCTTCCCAAGGTGAGTTAGCTGGTTGAATCCCTTCACCAGTTCGCTGCCTAGATGCTAGAAGCTGGTTTAATCCTCTATCGTAAAGAGTTTGTTGTAATACGTTTCCTCTATCTATAATTCCTTGGGCAGCAGGTAGCGTAGGAACAGTATAATTAAAACTTGACCCAAGTTCATTGAGTCTACGTGCCCGGTCAATGTCTCCGGTAGCAAGTGTTGTTCTAGCTCTAGCGGCACTAGGTCCACCGGGCTGTGTACTAGTAAATCCACCAGTGTCTGGGTCTTGTAACGTACTACCAAATGGAGTAGTAAGATTTAGCGCACCAGTAGCCCTTGCTTGGTTCGCCGCTTGTGCTGCTATATTCTCACGGTTAGCAGCAAGGTTTGCTCTGTTGGTCTCTGCGGCAGTTTTCCCACCTAAAAACCCTAAACCAAGAGCTCCAGCAGCACCGCCTAAAACACTTCCTAATCCCATTAGAATGCTCCACTTCCTCTTGAACCTAAACCTCGTCTGTTACGAGTACTAATGGAACCAAGTTCCCTAGCAGCGATTTGATCTAACAGGGCTTGGTTCTGTCCTCGTCCTGATACAACGCCTTGCGCTCTGCCGCCAGCGCGTAAGGCACCTGACACATCAAAGAGTGGCTCACTACCTATAGCACTACGAACATCAGAACCAAGTGTACCTTGCCGCGCTTCTATAAGTTTTCCTCGTTCCTCGCTGAATGGTGCCACATCGAATAAGTCTTCACCAAGTCTGTACTCACCGGCTTGTTGTTCAGCGCGTCCACGAATTTCGCCAATGTCTCGCTCATAGCCTCCAAGAACTCCAGCGCCAATGTCTTCAACCCGTTCCCGTGCTCTAGGCACTTGTTCTTCTATAAATAAGTTAGCTGTCTGTCCACCTGTAGGATTAAGATTACCTCTAGCGCCAAAACGACTGATCTGTTGTTGTGCTGGACCTTGCCTCTCCTCTACAATACTACTGATTATATTATCATCTAATGATTGAAAGGCATCACCAGGAAAGGCTTCTCCGATCTGTTGACCAAAAGATTGCCTACGTAAAGCTTCTTCATCACTAAGTATGGCTTGTCCAAGATTAGGATCATCAAAGACTGTGCGGAATTGTGACTCAGTAATGTCAGGACCAAGATCGACATTCCTACGCTCAATGCCAGCAGCAATAACCTTACGGAACTCGTCTTCTTGTGCTTGTCTAGCTGTTTCAATCTCTTCAGGGGTACCAGTTGTTTCACGAAGGAATGGATTCTCTAATCCACCAGCGAGAATTTCATCAAAGGCTCCTTGTGACAAAGTGTTACGAGCTTCTTGCTTGAGCAATTGTATCTGTTGTGGATTGAATCCCTCATCAATTAGTAACTGATCGGCTTCCGGTGTATTGGCTAGTAGAGCTTGGTTGAGCGTAAGTGTTGTAGCACC